AAGTTAATGGCCGAAGCAGTTTCAGATGACCAAATATCTGCTTTAGTCGGTAAGAACAATGCAAAGAATTTAAGACGAAGTAAATTAATAAACCCTGCTGAAATGTTATCAGCTATTGAAATCGCTAACAACATTAGAACAAACGAAACACTTGAATCAACTGAACACAATAAACAATATTTTGACAAGGACGGAGAGCCAGTATTCAAAACTTCAAAAGGAACAACAAATCCAGATGATTGGTCTATAACTTTCAGAAGTAAAAGAACAAAAGGAAGGTCTGGTGGTGGTTGTCAATTATCATTCACTGGTGATGGTGAAGTAGGTAATATTGATTTGAATGATGATGGTGTTGCAGTAGATAATAAATCAGGTGAAGAGTTAGAAGTATAATTAATCTTTTTAAATTCTATATTTATAGATGAATAAATATAAGTTAGAGAGATTTAATGAAAACCCAATTATTGTGTACTTTCACTACAAAGGAGAAACTTCAGACAACCCTTCAACAGATAAGAGAAACATATCATATAGTTTATAACTACATTTATGTTCTTCAAAACAAATCTGATTTAGATGAGTTGTTTGTAACCTATAACATCGATACGGCTTTTAAACCAGAGAAACCATTAGAAGATACTATTTTGGTTCATAGAAAAAAACAATCTAATACATTGTACACAATAAACGCTCTTAACGAATTAGTCAAAGAAGAAAACAATGGTGTGTTAGATAAATCATTTACTATAGAATGGGAAAAATTTAAGAACTCAATTATAGTAACAAATGTTGAAGGAACAAAAAAAATCAACACAAGAGTATTCGATGTAATAAAATTTTCTTAATTTTATTTGGATATATCAAATTTTTTTTGTATATTAGTACTAAATTATTAAAAGTTATATGAATAAACAATCCGCAGTGGAGTATTGCGAAGAGAAATACCCACAAACTACACAAGAATTTAAAGACATCCTTGATGAAATGTATGAAACCTTCTGTAAAAAACAGAGGAATTATGGACCTGGTAATATATCAGTTGGTACACCTTTAGAAAGTGAAGATGATATCAAAGTAGCACTTACAGGTCTTTGGTTTAGGAAGAATGATAAGATTCAAAGATTGTTACAATTAGTGGTAAAAGGACAGCCCGATGAAGTAGGTGAAAACATACAAGATACCTACGAAGATTTGTCCGTATATGGTGTAATATCACAAATTGTACAAAGGAAAAAATGGGCAAAATAAATGTTATGTTTTCTCGAAAACGCTATATTTATATATACACCGAGTGGAGGAAAGCCACTTAACATTCAACCGTAAAATTTAAACATTAATAACTTAAAGGAGTAAAATTATGGCAATTAATATTGACGCAATCAGAGGTAGACTGAACAAACTACAAAACACACAAAAGAAGTCTGACAACCTATGGAAACCAACACCTGGTAAACATCAAGTCAGAATCGTTCCCTACAAATTCGAAAAAGATAATCCTTTCATCGAATTGTATTTTCACTACAACATTAACAATAAAACTTATCTCTCACCACAATCATTTGGTAGACCTGACCCTATAGTTGAGTTCGCTGATAGATTAAAGAGAATGGGTGATAAGGAAGATTGGAAAGCTGCAAAGCAGATGGAGCCGAAATTAAGAACTTTCGTTCCTATTTTAGTGAGAGGACAAGAAGGTGAAGGAATTAAATTTTGGGGATTCGGTAAAACTGTATATCAAGAAATCTTAGGTTACATAGCTGACCCAGATTATGGAGATATTACAGACCCAAAGAATGGTAGAGATATTACTATCGAATATCAATCTGCGGAAGAAGCAGGAACTTCATATCCTGTTACAACTATTAGAGTTAAACCAAATCAAACACCATTAGCTAAAGAAGCAGATGATGTTACTAAGTTTTTAGAAGGGCAAACTGAAATCACAGATTTATATTCAGAGTTATCTTACGATGAATTAAAAGGTGTGTTGGAAGGATGGTTAAACCCAACTGCTGAATCTAAAAACGATGATGGTGAACCTTCTGTAGCAGAAGAAACACTTTCAAAAAAACCTACTGAAGAGGTAAATGATTTACCATTTGATGTAGAAGATGATAAGCCAAAAGCAACTAAAAAAACAGATGATGTTGCTGCGGCATTCGATGATTTGTTTAACAACTAAAATCCACTAAATGGCGAAAAAACAATTAGACTTAGCAGATATCCTAGCTGGCGAGTTGAATAAAACAGCAAAAGACCAGAAGGTAGCATTTTTCTTAGATTCAGATGAAGCTCCTACGAATGTAGAGGGTTGGATATCGACAGGATGTGCTATGTTGGATGTTGCCATTTCAAATCGACCTTATGGTGGACTACCAGTTGGTAGGATTACGGAAGTTACAGGTTTAGAACAGAGTGGTAAATCTTTATTAGCAGCTCACTTACTTGCTGAAACACAAAAGCAAGGTGGAGTAGCAGTATTGATTGATACTGAAACTGCAGTAAGTAGAGAATTTTTAGAAGCAATCGGTGTAGACGTTTCTAAATTACTTTATGTATCGGCAGACTCTGTAGAACAAATTTTTGATTTCACGGAAACTATCATAGAAAAGGTAAGGCAAACCTCTAGAGATAAATTAGTTACAATTGTAGTAGATTCAGTAGCAGCAGCTTCAACTAAAAATGAATTAGCAGCTGATTACAATAAAGATGGATATGCTACAGATAAAGCTATTATTATTTCTAAGGCGATGAGAAAGATTACCAATATGATTGGAAGGCAAAAAATCTCATTAGTATTTACAAATCAACTTAGACAAAAAATGAACGCAATGTTTGGTGACCCTTGGACTACTTCAGGTGGTAAAGCACTAGCTTTCCACTCTTCAGTTAGACTGAGATTGAAAGGTATGGGGCAAATCAAAATGAAGGTAAATGGATTAGATAAAGTTGTAGGTATGAAAGTGAGATGTCAAGTAATTAAGAATAGAATGGGACCACCACTAAGAGCAGCAGATTTTGAAATCTACTTCGATAGAGGTATAGATAATTATGGTTCTTGGTTACGAGTTATGAAAGATAATAAATTGGTAAAACAAGCTGGCGCTTGGTACACTTACATAGATACTGAAACTGGTGAAGAAATCAAATTCCAATCCAAAGATTTTATTCAATTGATGGATGATAGAGATGATGTAAGAGAACAGATATACAAAAAGATTTGTGAATCTACTATCTTACAATATAAATCAGATACTTTAGATATCGAAGCTATGGAATTAGATACTGAGTTGGCTGGAGAAAATGATTAAATTATAAATTATGAAAATAGATAAGAAAATTTATGAAATGTTAAAATCAGAAGCATTAGCTGATAAGAACAA